CCGGAGTGGTCCCCGGCGCCGCCCCCATCCCGCCGCCGGCGGTTCTTCCACCCATGAGCATCTTGGTGCTCTCCGCGCGGGCCTTGGGGATGGCGTCCTGGGCCGTTTTCATCTTCCACCACGCCTGCACCTTGGCGAGGGCCTTGGCCTTCTTCTCGCCGCTCCCCTCGTTCTGGAAGTTGGCGAGGTCGAACTCCTCTTGCGTGGGCGGGGCGAGGCCCAACTCCACGCGATCGCTCTTGCTCTCGGGCTTCCGCACGTTGAGGGCCTTGTACGCCTCCTGCGCCTGCTTGAAATCGTCCTCGGCGTACTGCACCAGCCCCTTGGCGCGTTCCTCCAGGAACCGATCCTCCATCGGCTTGGGTTCCTTGGCCATCCACTCGGGGAGCACGCCGTCCTTGACGAAGTCGTTGCGGGCCGACGCCTGCGCGAGCCGTCCCGCCTTCTGAAAGGCCGGGTCGGTGGGCGCGTTCTCGTCAAACCACGCGGCCCGGGCCGTCATCTCCTCCTGGCTCGTCGCCTGCTTGGCCCGCGATGTTCCCAACGAGGAGAGGTCGTTGGGGGTGAGGAAGGCCGCGGCGGCGGGGGGCACGCCCAGCGCCACCCCGGCCGCCGCAAGCTGGTCCTTTAGGTCCGTGCGGCGCTTGGACTCGGCCTGCGCGAGGATGAGCTCGCTCGCCGCCTGCGTGTCCCCCATGTCGCGGTAGAGGGAATACGCCGCGCGTTCCTCGGGCTTGGCCAAGAGGTCGGAGGAGTCCCCGACGATCCCCTCGACGTTGCTAAACCACCGCTGCGCCTTGGCCCGCGCCTCGCGGGTCTGCCCCTGCACGGCGAGCCACTTGAGCGCCTCGTCGTCCCCCTTGGCCTCGGCAAAGTCGATCATTTTCGCCCAGCGGTCGTCGGCGGGGTCCAGGCTGGGCGTTGCGAGCATGGCGCCAGCCCCCGGAACAAACTCCTGGGCGAGGGTGGAAGCGCCCGCCCCGGCCCTTTGGCCCATGCTGGGGCGTGCGGCCCGGGTGGAGGCGAGGCTGTCGCGTGCGTACTGGGCAAAGACCGACGCCCGGTTCTTCTTCTGCTCCTGCTCGATCGCGTCCCGCTGCTGGGCCATCGTCAGGTAGGAATCCGCCCGAGCGTTGTCGGCGAGCGCGTTGGACTGGTTGAACTCGTCGCGGCGTCGCTGGTCCTGCATCTCCGCCGCGCGGGCCGCAAGCTGGGCCATCATCCCGAACTGCTGGGTGCCCAGGTTCGCCCCGCCCAAATACGCCTGTGCTGGTTCCATGAAGCGGCTCATGACTCGATAGCTCCTCGTTTACCCAGCAAGCCCTGCGCGATGTCCATCTTCGCAAACTCGGCCATGCCGATCGCGCCGATCGGTCCCGCGTGCTTCCAACGCACCTGCGTGCCGTACTCGTCTCGATTGGCGTCGCCGCGAATGGGCATCTCCAGAACGATCAGGAGGGCTGTCGTGCGACTTCCAATTTCCTCGATCAGCTCGTCCAGAGTGGACGTGGCCAACGGATTGATTCCTTTGTTTTCCACCTTACACCTCAATCCACACGTCCACCTCGATGTCGGCGGTGGTGCTGTCGTTGGTGAGCCACACGCTCTCGAACTGCCCCGTCGCCGCCGTTCCCGAGTTGTTGAGAATCTTGGGGCTCCCGTCGGTGTTGATCCCGGTGGCGATGGCGTTGTCCGAGTTGATGAGCTGGTTGTTGACGGTGATGATCTCGGGGGCGTCGCACGAGAGCACCTTGTACCCCGGGCGGCGGTTGCTCCCCGCCTCGGGCACGCCGGCGACGAAGCGGTCGGCCACCCAGCCGATGTACGCGACGCCGCTCCCGCCGACGATCTGGAAGAGCATCTTGCTGAACGTGGCCTCCTGGGTGTAGTCCCACACCTTGACGGGCACGCCCACTTGGGGCGAGCCGGCCTTCTTGGGGAGCTTGACCCGCCACGCCCGCCGCCGGCCCGTCGTCGTGACTTCCTTGACGGGCGACGAGAACCCGAACGCGGATTTCGCCACGCCCGCGATCGTGTGGACCGCATCCCAATAGAACTTCCACGTGCCTGCCATGATCGACCTCCTCTACTACCGACCAAACATCCGTGCAAACGAAGGGTCCTGGGCCATCAGTCCCAGCATGCCGTAGTTCCCCGCCTGCCCGCCCATCGTGCTCAGAAGGTTCCCGAAGCTGCTCATGCCCGCCCCGCTGGGGGAGACGCCCGACATGAACCGCGTGTCCTTCCCGTTCCAGAAGTTGGCGATGCCGCCGGTAAAGAGCTGGCTCTTCATGTCGATGGGGGCCTGGTCGAGCATCAGCGAGCGATTGAGGTTGTCCGTCACCATCGGCACCCGCCCCGCCGAGCGCTGGGCCAGCGTATTGAGCGTCTGCCCCTGGAGTCCGGTCTGGAGGGCGATCTGCTTGTCCCCGATGCTGCTCAGGGCGTTGTTCTTCGCCTCGGTGATGGCCTTGGTGTTGGATCCGATCGCCCCCGTCAGGAGCGTGCCGCTCCCCATCCCCCGCCCGATCAACTTGGCCTCGGCCATGCGGTTGGCCGAAGTGAGTGCCTTGTCGGCCTCGTTCACGACCCGCTTGCGTTCGCCCTCCCCATACCCCCGCGCGCTCTGCTCGATGGAGCGCGCACCGCGCAGGAGCTGCCCCGTCGTGGCGTCGTACTGGTCCAGGTTGTTGTTCCCCATCCCCTGGTACTTCCGTGCCAGTTCCTGCATCTGGTCCATCACGCCCGGACCCGCCCCGCGGAAGTCCTCGAGGTTGAAAAGGCCTTGCGTGCCCGGATCGCCGCCCGTGACGGCGAGGAGGGCATCCCGCTCTCGGATGAGACCGTCCAGTTTGGGGTTGGCCCGCCCGCGGTTGTTCCGCGTCACGCCCCCCTGCTCGGCGGCGATCTGGCGCTCCAGGTCCGCGAGCTGGGCCTGCTGGTCGGCGGTAAAGCCCGCCGCCCGCGCGGGCCTCCCGAACGCCTGTTCGCCATAGCCGTTGGAACGCAGATACCGCTCGGCCTCCTGCGAGCCCAGCATGTTGAGGAGGGTCTGCCCATACCCACGCACGCCCTCCCGCTGCGTGAAGTCGCGGTTCTCACGCTGGGCCGCCAGCTCGGCCTGGGCCTGGCTCCTGGCCCCGGACGATCCCAGCAACCCGCCGATCAGCGAACTTCCAAGCCCGATCCCCAACAATGGTGCTGCAAACGCGCTCATACTCGCTCCTTACGTCCAAGAGAATCCACCATCGGGAACGGCCATGGCACACACCACGCCCGCACGCGGGTACAGCGTCGCCGCCCCCGCGATCGTGACATCCAGAATGACCTTCCCCGCCGAATCGGTCAGGAGCATCAGCGATTGGTTCGCCACCAGCGCCCCGGCGCTCGCGCCTGCCACCGTCGCCACGGTCTGCCCACCGCCGGGCCCGCCGGCCTCGCTCGTGCCGATGACGACGGACACCAAGAACAGACCCCGGCAGGGCTTGCCCTTGCGGTTGGCCACCTGGAGCGTGAACCGCCGCGTGTTCGCCGCGGTGGTCCCTTCCGCGTCCGCCGTGATGAGGACGCTCAGCTGCGGGGCCTTGGTGAACGCCGACGCCTCCCGCGCGAGCTGCACCAGCCCGCCGTTGGCGGAGTCGTCGATCACCGGGGGAATGACGGTGGCGAGGCTCATTCGGTGGCGACTCCGGAAAAGACCTTGCTCTCGGCGTCGCCGGCGGTAAAGACGCCCCCGCCGGGGGGTGGGGGTGAGGTCGAGGTGACGGTGACGACGATGGTCCCATTCCCCGATCGCCCTTGGGCGTCGGTGATGGTGAAGGGCAGGGCGTACGTCCCGTTCGCGGCCGTCACGGTGCCGCGCCAGGTAAAGATGAGGTCGCCCGCGACAGCATCGCCGCCGGTGGCTCCATCGTCGTACATGGTCTGCGTCGCCGAGCCCCCCACGCTGCTGAGGTTGAGGACAACGGCCAGGCCCGTGCTGTCGGGGTTGGCCCCGCGCCGCACGTACACCCGGAACGTGGACGTGTATCCCGACGCGCCGATGTTCGGCACCGCCGTTCCGGTCCCCGACGGGTTGGTGGGGGAGGGTGTGACCGGCGTCACGGGCAGCTCGGGCGCGCACGTCTGTCCGGCCGCGGCGAGCGTGCTCCACCCTTCGCGGCTCATCCGCTGGTCAAACTCGATCTCCGCCACGCACGTTTCGAAGGCGAAGTAGTCGCCGGCGATCTTCACCGCGATCGCGGGGGCACGCACCTCGTACCCCATGGGAGCGCCGTGGACGGCGTAGGTAAAGGCCGGATGCAGGGCGCGACGCCGAACACCCGAGTAGGCCGCCTGCGCCGTCGCTCCGCCGTAGGCCGTGACTTGGACGGCGTTGCTGTCCTCGCTCAGCTCCAGCGCCAGCATGCGAACGATCGCGTCCTCCATCGGCGTGGGGCCATTGACGAGCGTCAGGTGGAAGAACGCATCGATCGCCGCCTCGTCGGGCGTGCCGTCCAGGTCCACGCCCCGGGCGGATTCGTCGAACTCCACCCAGCGCCCTTCCTTGGTGCCGATGACGGGCCGGCCCCGCCACACCTTGGCGCAGGTGGGGCGTACGGGGAGGGTCTGGGGGAAGAATCCGCCCATCGACCCGTCGTATCCGCCCACGGTCTCGTCGTACCAGAAGTGCGTGGACGCCGTCGCCAGTTCGGCGAGCTGCGTCAGGAAGATGTGGACGCCGCGGCGGGCGGGGTCGCGGATCACGACGACGCGGTAAAGGTCGCGGTCGGCGCGGCCGAACTGGATTCCCTCGGTCAGGACCGACGCATTGAGGCTGACGGGCGAACCGCCCAGGGGGAGCTTGTAGAAGCCCTCGGGCGCATGCAGCACGCACACGCCGTCCTCGGCGTTGTCGATCGCGTGCGGACCCGAGCACCCGACGTTGATGGAGACGGGTGGGATGTCGCTGGCCAGATCGCCCGGATCGCCCAGGAGCACGAAGAGGCTGTTGAGGCACCCGATGAGCATCGCGTTATTCGACATGACGGTGAGGGCCAAAATGGGTTCGGTGACGGTGACGTTGCGGGCGACGCCCAAATACTCCGCCCGCAAATCGGCCTGCTCGGTGAGGTCCCATGTGAGTCCTTCGCCGGCGGCCGAGAAGGCGATCGCGGTGGGCAAGTCCTCCATCCCCGCCATGACCAGACGGCCGCGGAACTGCTCGACGATTTGGGCCTTGGTGGTCCCGGTGTCGGTGGCTCCCGGGAGAGCGCCCGACGTCGGGAGGAAGTCCTCAACGGTCCGCGCCGCCACGTTGATCCGCTTGGCCCGCCCGCCCCCCACGGCCACCACCACGCCGTCGGCGTCCACCGCCATCGAGATACGCGATCCCGACGCGAGCGCCCGGGCCGCGAGCAGGTCCACCCGCCCCTCGTCGTAGGCCGCCCACACGTCCCCGTCCGACGCCCACACGAGCACCTCGGTCGCCGTCGCCTGCACGGCCGTGCGTTCGTACACGCGGATGGACGTGACCAGGGCATTGGCCACGCTGGAGACAACCCCGAAGCGGCGGTGCCCCAGGTAGGTGTCGCTGGTGTGCGTCACCGTCACCATCGCCCCGGAGCTCTTCACGATCATGCAATCGATCTTGGTGCCCGTGCCCTCGACGCGGATGGTGGCCGATTCGTTGGCGGCGAGTCCGTGCGCCGCCGTCGCCAGTGCCGCCGAGAGCTCGCCGTAGTCGTTGCGGCGGATGATGACGTTGGCCCCCTCGATGCCGCACTCGAACAGGGTGCGGCCGTCCCCGCTGGATCGCACCGCGCCCTTGACGTTGTGGGCGGGGTCGCTGATCTCGACGTCGATGCGGTACGTCGCCGGCAGGCTGCCGTTGGGCATGGACGCGGTGGCATCGAAGAAATCGCGCGTCGTCGTCGCGTCCTTCTGGAGTGCCCCCGAGGTTGTGTCCTGCGTCCATGCCATGCGTTATCCATTGAGTGCGGTGGGCATTCCGGGCCGCTGGAACGCGCCAGAGCCGTGCTGGTCCTCCAGCTTCTCGGCGGCCTTTTCCACCCGCTCGACCATGCCCTTGAGCGAGATGGTGATGCTCGAAATCTCCTTCATGATGTCGAGCACCGTGCGCGCGAGCGGCAGCGCGGCCCAGCGCAGGACGATGAAGGTGATGACGCCAAAGAGGAAGAGCGCGGCGAGCACGATCGATTCGGTGGCGATGTCGTGCGTGCCCTTGGCGATGTTGGGTAGATCGGTCGAGGCGAGAAGGCTGGCGTGGTGCATCGTCAAAGACTCCAGAAAGGCGGCTGCGCATTCCATCAGTGGGCGACGGGTGGTGTGCCGGCCACGCCGGGAACCTTGTCGATCGCCTTGCCCACGGTGCCCAGGATCGCCTGGACGGTTCCGTTGTTGACCGCCGTCGGATCGCTGCTGATCCCTTCGGCCTCAAAGTCGAGGGCGGGCTGGCCGTTGGCGTGCCACTTGCGAACGTGCATCTTGTCGATGCTGACGTTCTTCTCGCCCAGATAGCGGAACCCGTCGGGCGTCTCGATCGAGGTGCGGGCGCAGCCGATGAGGCAGAGCAGCGTGAGCGATCCAAAGAGGCAACGGTTCATGGTCTTGTTCATGGGCGTCCTTTCTATCTACTGGTCGTACCGATACGGGGCGAGGGCGACGATCGCCCGTCCCCGGGAGTCACACGACACGTCGTACGCGCCGGGGATGATGCCCCCCTGCTGCGTGATGGCGACGGCGACCGCCGGCGAAGTCCCGCCGGTCAATCCCGCCCCGCTGGCGGTCATCACGAGCACGTTGGTGAGGGCGAGCGTCCCGGTAAACTCGACGATCCAGGGCGTCCCCGGTCCGGGCCCACCGGTCACGGCGACGTCCCCCACGCCGATGTTGGAGAGGGCCTCCAGCGCCGCCTGCACGGCCGCCGCGTTGGCGTTGTACGCGATCCCCGCCGTCGTCTGCCCGCTGTAGGTCAGCGTGAACGTCCCCCCGGTGGGCGTCCCCGTGATCGTGACGCTGTGCTTCTCGTTCCAGGGGCCGATGTGCGTGTTCTGCGTGACGGCGTCCCCCATGTCGAAGGAATGCACCACATCCCCATTCTCGCCATTGAGCTCCCACAACTCGCGCTTCGCGCCCGCCGCTCCCTCCCACTGGTTGGTGCGATTGGCCCCGACGACGAGGTTCCCCGTCGCGGGGTTGATGGCGATGCCGTTCTGGAGCACGAGCCCCGCCAAGTCCTTGGTCCACAAAATCGCCCCATTGGTGGTGCGAACGCAGTAGACGTTGGGAAGGGCCTGCGTGGGGCTGGGCCGCCGGCCCGCGAAGTAGACCCGCTCGCGTGCGGCATCGAGCGCCACGGCCATGAGGCTGGGCGGATCGGCCTCGGGGTCGTGCTTGAAGAAATCCCCGCCCGAGTTGGGGATGTCATTGAGGTACGTCGTGGCGTGCCACGAGAAGGCCCGGCGCAGGCTTCCCGTGTCGATCTCCCACCCGCCTTGCAAGGGGTCAAACCCATACCGCACCGCCGACGTCGGCGCCATGTAGGTCGGGGCGTCGGCCTCAAAGGCTCGCGTCAGGTTCGCGCAGCACGCCGATACATAGGCGACGGTGCCGTCGGGCCGTCGGCCCACGCCGCCGTCGTAGCCGAAGCCTTGATTCGTTCGCGCGATGTACACGAACACCTCGTTGGTGTCGGTGACTTCCACCTGCATGCCCCACACCAGGCACCCGCGCGGGCGCTGGAGCGAATACTCGGAGATGCGGAAGGTGCCGTGATCTTCGTACGCCGCGTCCCCGTTCTGCGTCCCCTGCGTGAGGCGCTTCAACGTGAGGCCCGTCGATCCCGCCGCGATGGGCGTTTTCGCGGTGCTGTCCAGGTACTGCACGGTGAACGCCGTCACGCCCGCCCGGGCGAACCAGCCGTAGAAGGTGCTCCGCGAAGGCCCGCCGTCGGCGGTGACAGGCCCCGAAACATCCTTGCATCCCTCAAAGAGCACCATGAGGTAGTCGGTGCCGCCCAGCGTGAGGGGGACGATCGATTGCACTTCCTCGCAGACCCGGCCCGCGGCGTCGGCCACCAGATGGCGGCCCAGGCGCTCGAGCGTGTCGGCCCGGAAGATGTAGACGAAGTTGCGGACGGCGAGGTAGAGGTACGTCCCGTTGCACGCGAGCTGGTTGGAGAAAAGGTCGCCCTGCCCCGTCGCCGACATGGTTGGGTAGGTTCCTGCGGCGTGGTTCGCGTCGGTGTCCAGGGCGTAGGTCTGGTGCGTGAACGCCCCCGTCGCCTTGTTGACGCGGCTGATGCCGACGACGATGACGTCCTGGTTGCTGGCGGTGGTGTCGCGGGCGATCGTCGCTCCAAAGCACACGTCGTCGTCGGTGGGGTGCTGGGCGGTCTGGAAGCCGCCGTAGCCACCCGCGCCCGACGGCGGCGTGGCGAACCCCGTCCCCCGGGAGTCGTTCAGGAAGGCATCGACGGTCCAGTCCTCGGCCAGGAGCATGAACTGCCCACGAATCTTGTCGGCGGTGACGCTCCTCCCGGTCGTGACGCGGGTCGCGTCTCCAACCGTGTACCCGCTGATCCCGCTCGCGCGGGAAACCACCACGGCATCCTCGATGGCCCCAAAGGTTCGGCCAAAGACATCGCCAAGGCCCGGGCGTGACGCCACCTGCATCCGCCCGGATTCACCGCGGCGGGGGAGGACGTTGCGCATCGACTCCAGGGGACCGGCGTCCCCCGGGGTGTCGATGTACGGCGAGGCGTTGGTCGCGCCGCGCTTGGGAGGCGTGAGTCTGGGCGGCCTTCTGGGCACAGGCTACTCCAACGGGAATGGGACGATCACGGTCGGGCCAACTGGTCGGTCCAACTGGTTAGGCCAACTGGCGCCACGGCCGGTACGCCGGCTGGGCGTGGCGTCGGTAGCGGAAGATGGCGCTGGTGATATCGAGGCGCAGGTTCGCCCCGATCGCCGCGCTGGGGAAGAAAAACATCTGGAACGTCGTCATCGGCGTCAGGGCCTTGCGCTGGGCCGCCGTCATCGCCGCCGTGAAGTCGTACGTCGCCCACCGCAAACCTTCCTCGGTCGCGTCGGCCACGTCCGCCGGGGTCGCGCCGCCGCCCACGTTGACCGAGAGGTTGGCGGCGAGGGTCGACAGCGCCGTCGGGCCGTTGACCTCGGTGACGACACGCCCGGTGCTGTCCTGGGTCCATCCGGCGGGGTGCCATTGGGCGTTGGCGAGCAGGTTGAGCGTGGTGTTGGAAGTGGCCGCAAGGTCCACGAGCCGCCACCGCAGCAGCATCTGCACCATGGGCCGCGTGCCTACCACGTCCGAGACGCTGTAGTGGAAGTCGCTGGGGAGCGTGTAGTCACAGCGGATGATGTCGGTGCCGTCGGCGGCGGCGTCCCACGAGATGCCACGCAGGTTGGTGGCCTGGGCCGCGCGGTACACGTTGCCCGCCGCGGTCGTGCCGAGCCCAGCGCCCGAGTCGAGCGTGAAGGCGGAGAGGGGAAGGACGACGTCCTGGAGGTATCCGCCCGAGTTGGCCGGCTCGCTCATCAGAACCTGTGTTTCGTGGGAAAGCGCTGATCCACCGCTCATGGCAAGGCTCCTACAAGATGCGAACGCCGTCCAGGCTCACCGTGACGGCAGGGTTGGTCAAAACGGGCGTGTCGTCGCGCGTCTGCGCGTGGGCTTGGGAGAGGCGGTCCAGCTCGATGGCCTCTTGCAGCGACGCCATCGACTTGGCCCAGGCTCGCTCAAACTGCTTCTCGCTGCTGCGCTGCATAAGGGCGATCGCCCGGTCCACCACGGCCAGATCGATCTCCGAAGGCCACGGGCCACGCTCGGCGTCGTCCACCAAAGGGTGCATGCTCATGCGGCCCTTGAAGCGCACGATGTACGCCTGGTCGGGGATGGGAAAGAACACGAGCTGCCGCTGCACACGCTTCCCGATGGGCCGGGAGACGTCGGTGACGGCGTCGATCGCGACGACCTGGGGCGCTCCCGTCAGCGTGGGCGAACGCTGCTGGAAGGAGTACACCTGGTCCGCCGTCGTCGCCTGGATGTTCGCGCCATACCCGTTGGGGATGCGAAAGGTGGGCGTCTTGACGAATCCAAAGACGTTTAGGGGCAGGGCGTAGCGGGTGCGGTCGCCCGCGATGGTCGAGGGTCCGGTGCCCACGGGGTCCATCGTGAGCGTGATGCTCGGCTCCAGCCAGCTCCAGCGGACGGTGCGTTTGGTGAGGGGCTCGACGGCCCGCGAGATTTCGGCGGCGGCGTCGTTGATGGCACGCCTGACGCGGTCCCGCACGTTGGGGTCGGTGGAGATCGCGGCCACGCCGCCGGCGTAGCTGGCCTGCCCGATCGCCTCCGCAACGCGGATCTGGAGATCGGCAAAGGTCATGGAGCGATCGGTGTCGAGCAAAGACCGGCGAGCGATGGGATCGGAGCCCGTTGGGTGTACCTTGGGTCCTGTTCGCCCGCCGGCGAACTTGGCAAGTGGGGCGGGGTTTCCCCCGCGGGGTTAGAGAGCGCCGCCGTTGAACGAGCACGCGATGACGGCCGTCACCGCACCCTGCGTCACGTGCGCGGTCCCGACGGGCTTGGCGGTCGCGCCGCCGACGATCGTCTCGTACTGCGTTACCGTGCCCGGGGTCCAGGGGACGGCGTGTGTGGTGTGGTTGGGGGTGGCCGTCGCCACGGGCGAAATCTTGGTGACGCCGGCGGTGGTGGCCCCCGTGACCTTGACGCCCACGGATTCGCTCAGGGGGCGAACCTCGATGTAGCCGGCCCGGCGGCTGGTGGGTGCGGCGGTGTACGTCTTGCTCGTCTTCATGTCGGGGTCCAGGTCCACCCGCGTGACGACGTACAACGGCTCGTTGAACGTGGGCGTCATGATGCCGACGCAGAAGGTGTCGGTTTTTCCTTCGTGGTTGAAGGGGTCGCGCTGGACGATGTCACCGGCCTTGATGGTGCCGGGCACGCCCGCGGCGGTGGTGTACTGGGTTCGGCTGGTGGCGGTGGCGTGAAGGTCGCAGCCCGTGAAGAACACGCGCTCGACGATCTGGGGGCCGTATCCGGGGGTCTGGGCAAGCATGGGTCAAGTCCTTCGAAGGGGTGGGCGGGATCAATCCCGCCCATCCCGTGGTGCGTGGGGTGGTGCGTGGGTTCAAGACGGTGGGCTTAGAACGCCCCGTTGATGCGGAAGCCGCTGATCTGCCGGTTCATGTTCACGAAGGCCCAGCAGTAGTCCAGGGGCATGTACTTGACGTTGTGCGCGCCGGGCACGATGCCCTCGCCCTCGACCATCCACATGCCCTTGGCCTTGATGACCTTCACCAGGCTCTTGCGGATGCCGTAGATGCTGCGGGTGGTGTCGCTGCGGAGCTGGGTGACGCTGACGATGCGGGTGCCGTTCAGGGTGTACTTGCGGGCCGGGAAGAAGTCGCCGTTGCGGGCGTCGCTGCCGCGGTTGGTGATCGCGTCGTACTGCTGCTTGAACTCGGGGTCCATGAAGAGCACCAGCTCGTCCGCCGGCATGTCGCCCTTCAAATCGTCGATGGGGTCGAACTGGAGCTCGTCCATCGCCCGCTTGATGAGCAGGGCGAGGGACTCGTCCATGATGCCCGAGTGGCTGGCGTTCCACGAGCGGTGCCGCTCGTTGGCGATCGTGCCGGCGTCGATGTTGGCGTAGGTGGAGCTGACGCTGCCGTCGCCGTACACGATCGTCGCGCCGTTCCACCCGCCGACGGGTTCGGCGACGAAGTTACCTGACGTGTCGCACGTGGGCGGGAAGAGCTCCTGCAACCCCGACGGGGCGGTGTCGTCGCTGGCGTTGTCGCGCCGGCCGAAGACGATCGACTCGTTCTTGACGGCGATGTCCTCACGCGCGGCGGAGTACGCCTCGTCCACGATGTTGTAGAGCTGCTCGGGGGTCGCCGAGTTGAAGGCCATCTCGATGCGGTCGAAGGCCATCGCCGTGTTGGTGAGGTTGACGTAGGCGGCCTTGGCCCGTTCGTTGTAGTAGTTCTTGGCGTAGCCGACGGCCCCGTACGCGCGCAGGGCCTGCGTGCTGCCGGTGGCGGAGCGCAGGCGCACCGTCCACCCGAACTCGCCCCCGATGGGGGCCTGGCTCTCGGCGTTGGCGATGAACTCGCGCTGGGCCACGAACCGATTGAGCTTCTGCGTTTCGCTGAAGCCCTTCTTGACCTTGGGGAGCGCGGCCTTGACCACGCCGGTCATCTGCGCGAGCGTGAGCCCGCTAAAGCTGGACATGTCTGCTCCTTCACGTGAAAGAGTCAGGCTCGTCCGAGTTCACGTCGCGCGCGGGCTCACCCTCGGGAGAGCACGCTTGCGATCGCGTCGATTCCGGCCTGGCGGTTGTCCTCCGCCGAATCGGGCGTGCCAACGCTGGCCGCCGACGACGGAGAAAGAGTGCGTGCTTGGTGCCGCTTGGTGATCGAACTTTCGATCTCCTTGCGGGCTTGGGACTTGGTTTGAGTGGCGGCCTTGAAGTCGTTGGGGAAGAGCGCCCGGGCCGCGCCGTTCAGGGCGTCCTGGGGCGTCATCGCCGGCAGGGCGGGGTTGATCTTGCGGTCCTCGATGTTCTGGGCGAGGAGCTGCACGGCCTTCTCGTGGAAGAGCGTGCGGGCCTTCTGGTGCGTCGCGTCGGCGTTCTTCCCAAGGCCCAAGATACGCTTGGCCTCGTCGCTCTTGCTCGCGATGTGCTCGTCGATGTAGCCGTGGACCTGGCGGTTGTACTCTTGTAGCGCCGCTTGTCGCTGGCCCTCATGCTGCTGGCGCTGCTCGGCCACGAACTTCGTCACCTCTTCGAGCTGCTTGGCCTGCGTCTCGATGACGGTGAGGAGCGGGTCGATGTGGTTCTTGGCGGCCTCAGCGCCATACTCCTCGGCGAAGAAGGCCCGCGTCTTGGTCAGGTCGGCCGTGCTCGCTGGGGACGTGGTTGGCGGCGTGGCGGTGGCGTCGGGCTTCCCAGCCTGCGGCGCTGGGGCGCCGGGCGTGGCACCTTCCGCCGCGGGCGTGGCGGCGGGTGCTTTGGTTCCACCGATCTCGGCCTCCCACTTGGTCAGGAGCGCGGCGCGGTCGGCCTCCGCCGTCGGGGCGGCGTTCCCACCTCCCGTTGCAGCATCAGCAGCCACAGGCTCGGCGGCAGGCTCGGAATCCGAACCGTCGTTCGCCGGAACTTCGACCGCCGGATCACCCGACCCCTCTCCTGGACCTTGCGCCAGAACGTCGGCAATCGCCTCCGCCCCTTCGGCGGCCAGGTCGATGGTGGTTTCCTCGGTGCCATGGGTGGTTCCTGCGGTTGGTTCCTGCGTCAGGTTGGGCGTGGGCGTGTCGCTCATCGGCGTGTCTCGCGTCGGAATCCCCGGTCAACGCGAGAACACTACAAGGTGGGGTGTCGGAAGTAACTCCCCTCAAATGCGGCATTTTGCTCTTGTCTCTCTTACGACTCCGCCGCGAGGTCGGCGGTCGTCTTCATGCCGTTGCGGCGGCGCTTGGCGTCGGCCTTCTCCATGAGCTGGCGTTTCTTCCGCTCGTAGCGCTGCTGCTCGGCCCGGTCCTTGAAGAGCACGGTGCCGTCCTTCTGGATGCAGTCCCCGCCGTCCTTCCCGAAAAGCCGGCGGGCTTCTTCCACACTTTTGGGGTGGTACCCCTCCATCCAAGATTTCTGCCGCGTGCCGGTAAATCGCGTGTTGGTGTTGTGGACGGCCTTGCGGGCGTAGTCCTGCTCGGCCCGCGCCCCGCACTCGGGGCAGGTCAGGTCGTTGCATCGACGCACGGGCGCGACCACCTCGCCGGCATGGTGGCAGGAGGTGCAACGGATGGGGTAGATGGGCATAAACGCCAAGGTGGGTCTCTCCCCCCACCCCGGCGTGTGTCAGGATTCGAGGATCGCTTTGGCCTTCTTGGCGACGGCGGCGCACGGGTCGGTGAGGAAGAATGCGAGGGCGCGTTTGAGTTTGGCGACCTCGGCCTCCAGCGCCTCCAATCTCGGTTCGGGAACGGTCGCAGTGTGGGTGGGCGGACTCGATACGGCGGGCTTTGTTTCGTCGCTCATGGCATCTCCATGCAAACAGGGTGTGAACTACACGCGAACGTTCGCGGAGTAGTCGGACGCTCGTTGGTCCTGGGGATCGATTGGGTTCTGGGTGGTCTGGGCGCTGCTCGCGCCCAATGGCGGCGTGGGCTGTCCCGCCTGCTGGGCCATGATCTGGTCGGCCTGGATGGCCTGCGCGTTGGCCCAAATCTCGTCCAGCTCGGGCTTGTTGAAGGTGTCGCTGGCGATGCGGATCGCCGCGGCGGGGTCGCCGCCCGTCTGCACCACGCCGGCCACGATGCCGGGTATGGTTTTGAGCAGCTCCAGCGTGCGCACCTTCTCCATGTTGGGGTCGTTGGTGTCGATCTCCTCGATCTGGATTTCGTGCGTGAAGTCCGACCACAGCCCCTCGCGCATGTCGGGCGTCCAGTGCAGGTCGAGCGTGAGCCCGCCGGGCAAGCGCTCGCCAAAGGTCGCCTTCGTCACCTCGTCTCGATCGAGCATGTCCGACATGCGTCGGTAGACGTTGGCGAGGGCGGTGTTGCACTTCCCCTTGGCCGTGCGGAGCAGCACGTTGGCCCGCCCCGCCAAGATGCTCGCCTCGGTCGCCGAGTCCGCCGCGCTGGAGCTGCCCCCCGTCTGCTGCAGGCTGAGTCCTTCGTTCGCGGCCATCCCCAGCAGCACCTGGAACCCGGGCATCATCTTGTCCACCATGCCACCGCGAACAAACTCCTTGGCCAACTCGGGGTCGCCTTTGATGACCTTCTTCATCCGATCCAGCAGATCGTTGGCCAGCTCTTCGCCGCCCTCGGGCTTTACCACCAGCTTGCGATCGGTCTCCAGAATCTGATCGACGATCATCGTCCCCGCGTTGGCCGTCGCCTGGTGCAAATCCATCAGCCGCGCCGACGGGGCGATGGGCGAGGTCTGGTTGTTCATGTCGCGCAGGGTCAGCAGCTCGTAGGGGCCGCGCTCGGGGCCTTCGTACTCGTGGGGCGGGATGATGAACTTCGCGCCCGCTTTCAGGTTGGCGACGACGCACGTCAGCGTCCTGCTCCCATCCCACAGCACCAGGTGCCATGCCTCCACCAGGTCATTGAGGCGATCGGTAGAGCCACCCCGCCCCGTGTCGGGGGCCGTCCCGTCCTTGGCTTCCGCCGCGCTCCCCAGATCGTCCAGCGACAGGATCGCGTCGGCGTCGCCGATCCTGGTCTCCAGCGCCGTCGCCCGGTTGAAGCGGAAGCGGTGCCCAAAGAACTGGTCCTCCTCGGGGTCGCGCGAGTCGGGGTCGCGCGTGATGTCCCCCAAACTCACCCGCACACAGAAGAACTGGCCTGGGTCGCGCGCCTCGCCATCGACCATGTACAACTCTGACCCGGCGCGCAAACCCGTGAAGTAGACGCCCAGGCCGCCCAGGATCGTGTCCTGCACGATCCGCCCGTGCGTGCGATGCAGGTTGATCTTTTCCGCGTGCTGGTTGAGCATCTTTCCGCGAACGAGCGCCTGGCCGCGTGCTCCCAGCCGGCGGGGCTTGAGGCGAACCGTGTGCCCGCTCCCCACCAGGTTGGCGGAGTAGATTTCCACCATCTGCGAGATGAGGTTCACCGGGCGCTTGTCGTACCACGGGCGCTCGTTGGGAAGGTATGACTTGCGATACCACGGCCCGCCGAACTCGCGGCACGCCATCTCATAGAACTTGCGGTCGGCGTCCAGCTCGGTGAATCCGCGATCGGCCGCCTTGCTCACCCGCTCGGGGGTGAGTGGCCGCGCGGCGTAAGGGGCGGGCTGGGGCTGGTCCGGTGTCCCGCCCACGAGGGGAGCGACGGTCGAGGCGCTGGGCGTAGAGAGGGCGGACACGTCGATGCTCCCGCGCCGACGGGCGTCCGATCCCGAGAGAACAATATCACCATCCGATGGCCGGGCGCTTGGCCGCCATCAGCTTGTTGTACCGATCCTGCACCGATCCGGGCTTGGGGCCGGTGTTCACCTTGACCGCCACGTCCGCCGTCTGCATGGTGAGGTGGAGAATCGCGTCGGCGATGACGCGGTCCCCGTGGGGGACGCGGGCCAGCTCCTCGATGGGGTCGTTGGCCCGCTGGTCGTTCACGAGCCGGCCGAACTTGTCAATACGGAACATGCGGCACTCGTCCAGCGCCTTCTCGCTGGGGTTGATGATCCGGTCGGAGTAGAGCGCCGTGCGGTAGTGGCCCAAGAGCTCGTGCTTGGCCCGCTCGCTCGACCGCCACCCGTAATGGAGCTCGCTGGTGGAGTGGTTGGCGTCGGCGCGTGCCCCACCGATCTTGGTCCGCCACAGGTTCGGGTATTGCAGCCGGACCATCTCCTGATAGAAGAGCTCGCCGGTGGAGCCGTTCACCTCGAAGTTCACGATCGGGATGCCGGACCCGCCGAACCACAAGGCCGCGGCGATCGCCAGCCGGGCCGCCTCGTCGGGCGTGATGCGGGAAGAGACAAACTCCGCGATCTTGCGGCGGGAGCCGACGTCGCCCACGCTGATGACGGTGTTGGAGCTTCCCACGCCCGCCCCCAGGTCCGCCGCGATCGCGTACTTGCGATCCTGCGCCGGGCGTCCATTCGTCGTCTCCACCCACATCCGCCACGGCCCGTGCTTGTCGTCATCGGTTCGGGTGACGGCGTCCAGCTTGCGCTGGGTGAGGTAGTAGTCCCGCTTGCTGACGTTGTCCTCATGCACCGCGATCGAGCAGCGGAAGAAGGGGGCGTGCCCGTGGCGTTCGCGGTGGGCCTCGATCTCGCGGGCCGAGAAGAACGCGGAGCTCACGTCGGCGGGCTTGCCCTCGTACTCCTGCTCAAACTCCCACTCTTCCAGCTCCAGCCGCGCCGCCTCGATCTCGTCGGGGTCGATGTAGGGGTTGTCGATCGTCCGCGCGTTGAAGGCCCGCCACGATTCCTCGTCGTAGCCCTTGGTGTGCTCCATCGCCCCATCGAAGAGCGTGTTGAAGTCCGGGCACACGACCCGCGGCGTCCCCAGGAAGAGCGCCCCGCCCTTGCGATCCACCAGCGTGGGGCGGATCGCCTGCCGCCAGAGCTTCAAGAGGTTCACCACCATGCCCGCCTCGTCCACGATGGCGAGGTCATAGTCGCGCGATCGTCCGGGGTCGTCGGTATCGAGCGACCACCCCTCGATGAGGCCCCCGCCGTACAGCTCGATGCGTTTTTCCTGCTGGCTGATCCGCTTGGCGGCGGGCCGCACGATCTGGAGCAGCTCGTCCCAGGCGTCGATGAAGATTTTGTACGTAGGCGAGAACCATCCCACCTTCTTGGGCGTGCCCCTCAGCGTCGCCACCCGGGCCGCCTCGTGCTCGCCCAGGATGGTTTTCCCGAAGCGCCGGCCGCATCGGACGACGTTGAACCTACTTGCCTCGCGCAGTATTTTCCACTGGCCGGCGTGGGGCGTAGGTAGGCAAATCCTTTTGCTTGCGTTCGAGGCCACCCCCGTACTCTACGGTGACGGTGATCTGATCGGGTTCCTCCTCGTCCGTCACGTGCATATCGACGGCGTCGGTCACTTGCAACACCAGCTTCGCCGCATTGAGCTGCACCGACGACGGTGAGCCGTCCATGTTCGTGGCCACCAGGCATCGGCGCAGGGCCGCGAGCGCCTCGTCGCGCAGGCTTTGGTTGTTCTCCTCGCCGTCATGGAGGAGCACGTCGCGCAGCGCCATCTTGGCGAAGTTGGGCGGCCTCCCGGGCTTCTTTTTGACGCCCCGGGAGGCCGTGTTTCCCTTCTTGAACTTGGTCTCGCGCGTCGCCATGTTCAGTACGGGTACCACTCGGCGTTCATCTGCAAGTCGGCGTCGGAGTGCAGCCAGTGCGCGATCAGGATGGGGTAGCCGAGCGTGTCGCGCAGGCGCAGCCAGCGGCCCGCGCCGTTGCTCCCCAGCGTCGTGTCGAACCCCGTGTGCGGATTGCCCCCGGTGGGCGTGATGACGTCGCACCAGGACGAATCGGTGGGGATAGAAACCCCCACGGACATCAACACGTTCGGAACGGGGAGGAGGGTGTTGGTCGTGAACGTGAACTCGCCAAAATATTGGCCCGAGAAGCGGTAGATGTTCTCTCTGGCCCCCACATTCCCGAACACGATCGGGGCCATGGGGGCCGCGCCCCAGATTCGCACGATCGAGTTTTCCACCCCGGCGGTGAGGCCGGCACCGATGGTCTGGAGCCACGCGCGCAGGGCGAGGTTGGTGAGGCCCTTGCTTTCGAGGACGGCGACGTTGTTCCCGTCCCTTGGCAACTCGGCGAAGTTGTTGTAGGTGTCCGGCGCTGGGAGGGCCGGACCCGTGCTGTACAGCGTGAGGTTCTGCGGCGGGATGAGGACTTTGCGCGGCTTGCACGCCGAGGCGAGCACCACCTTGTTCGCGTCGTACGCGAGGGATTCGATCTGGGGATTGGCCATGGGTCAAAACTCCTTGGGGTGCTCAAACCGTGGGGGTGCTCAAACCGTGCTGACGCCGCGGGGGACGCGGGGAATGGTGGTCAACTGGGCAATCCCATCGAGCATGCTTGCGACGTCGATGTCGGCCTTGAGGCATCCGCCCTCCCACGAGTGGTGCGTGAGGTCCACGTCGGAGCGCAGGTAGCGCACCACCCGCCGCCAATAGGTCCGCCAGTTGGCCCCGGTCATGGGCTTGTCGGCGGCCGCGCTGGTGTGGTTGAGGATGCACTTGTACCAATGCACGTCGGCCCCCGTGACCTTCACGTAGTTGCTGGTGGTGTAGGCCGTCGTCACCGCCCATTCCGCCCCGCCGGTCAATCCCGTCACGTCCTCGCCGCTCTTGGTCCACCCCAGCTTTTCGGTGACGAGCCGCGTGTTCACGACGCGCACCAGCGGATCGGAGTCCGCGATCTCGGCCCAGGCCCCCGCGTACTGGTCGTACTGGACGGCTTGCGGGGCGGTCGCCTCGATGCGCCAACAGTCCACGAACCCGATCATGGGCAGCGGCTTTCCGGCGGCCCCACGAACAAACGCCGCGAGCGCCTGCACGTTGGCCTTGAACTGCGCGGCGGTGTACCCCGCGCCGGAATATCCGTCGTTCGCCCCATATCCCATGGCGATCGCGTCCAGCTGCATGGCCGCGAGCACGGGTTGGCAACTGCCGTAGGTGGCCGCCACCGTGCCCGTCGTCGCCCCGCCCACCGAAAACCAGGTGGGGGCGATGCCCGCCGTGCGCGTCACGTTGCGGAAGCGGATCGCGATGGGCATCACAGGATTGGCCGTGCCCGACTTGATGACGAGCGTCGTGTACTTGTTCGCCGCGTCCAGTTGGAACTGCGCCGTAGTGACCTTCACGACCGCCTTCGTGCCGACGTCCAGGTTGAGGCCGCTCTCGGTGTTGGAAACGACCAGCGTCCCGCTCGCGTTCGGGATGGAGCCCGTGTGCTTGCGAATCTCCCACAGCATCGACGTCGAGAACGTCGCCTCGCTGGTGTACCCCTTTGTTCCCAGGAGGATGTCGCACACCCAGTAGTCCGTCGAGCTGGGGTCGATGAGGTCGCGTGGGGGCGCGAACTGCGCTTCGGTGGTGGCTCCGAGCTGATCCAGAACGCCGATCATGTCGGGCTGGAGGCAGAACGTCAGCGCCAGCGTGTTCGTCGCCTTGGTCGGGAAATCAAATCCGGGCGGGAAGTCGGCCGACGAGGTCCCAGTGGCTCCGCCCGCCCCACCCGCGCCGCGAACCAGGGGCGTGTTCTGCACCGACGATCCCGGCACGCACCAGCCGGTACACGCGACGTACCCGAAGTACTCCGCGCAGCGCTGCACGAAGCGCGGGCAGTACGCTCGTCCCTCGCCGTAGGTCAGCTCTTGCGAGTCGCCGAAGAAGCCCAGGGCGATCGCCGACACCGTCAACACCGTGCCGGCCACCCGTGCCAGAAACGAACCGAGAAATCCCTGCGCCGCCGAGGAGGTCGAAACCGGGTAGACGCGAGGAACCTGGAGGTATGTGAGGGACAAGGAGCCGCTCCCGCCGCACGCGGGCTCCGATCCCGCTCATACAATAGGCCCATGCTCGCCGCACGCCACGAGCTCCCCGTCACGCCCGATTCCATCCACGCACGCAACACCTGCTTCGCCCTGTACCAGTCGGGGCTGGCCCTGCTCACCCTGGCCGATCACGCCGACGGGTGGTGGACCCGCTCGGCCCTCAACGACCCGCTCACGTCCACGCTCTTCTTGGGCGTCTACTGGCTGCGCGACCGCGATCAGCGCCGCCTCTGGCCGGGCATCGCCTTCTGGCTGCAATGGAAAAAAGAACTCCGCACCGTGTGGCTTATCCCCCGGCGCACGGCGAGCGGGTGGTCCTGGAGTTCCCAGACCAACCACTCCTCCGACATCGAGTGGTCGATGCAGATCGCCGATCCCCTGGGCTTTGCTACGCCGCGGTGAGGCCCGGGATTCTCGATCGAGATTCCAGCGCCCACCGCACCAGCACGGTGCGCCGTTGCACGCCCAGCTTGGCGTAGACGTGCTTGACGTGCTCGCGGATGGTGTGCGGGGAGCGGGCCAGCATCTCGGCGATCTCGCGGTCGGTGTACCCATCGGCGACCATCCGCACGATCAGCCGCTCCCGCATGGAGAGCGACATCCCCACCCTCCAATCCGGGACGGTGGGGCGATGAACGTTGATGGGGCGATGAACGGCCGCGGCACGTGTTCGCTTGGCCACGGCTTACTTCTTCCCGCCTTTGCTGGGCTTGGCAGGCTTCGTGCCTTTGTCGGGGGTGGTTGCCTTGCTCGTGTCGTCGGGCGAATGCGTGGTTGGCGTTGGCGAGGGTGGTTCCGACTCGGCGACGGCCTTGTTCATGGCGAGCACGAGTTCCTGGGCCACCTGCACGCCCAGGTCGGTGAGCTTCCACACGTCCGACGTGTTGCGGCGGAGCGTGCCTCCCTCGTCCACTCTTCCCGGGGCCGTCTCGATCAGGTTCCACCGCGTGTGCAGGTTGGAGACGCCCTCGTAGGCGATGCGCCCCGTCTCCTGACGCAGGTAATCGAGGAGGCGCGGGCCACGCACAAAGCCCAGAAAATCGCCCTTGGTTTCGGCGAGGTGGCCGTCATGCAGCGCGAGCAGGGCCATCCGCGACATGAAGTTGCGATCCTCCAGGGTCGGCGGTCCACCATCGGGGTTGGGAATCTTCTTGGGGAGGAGTTCGAACGCGAGGGATCGGGCGCTCATGGGTCATGTTCCGGCTAGCAAGCCCCAGAGTTTAGCCGTATTTCTTCCGGCCTCCAAGGGGGACACTCATTTGAGGGGGTCATGCAGCCGGTTGTTCCGAATCGTCCGAATCCATCCCCAGGCGTACAGCACGCACAGGCCGGTGATGAGGTACTGCTCGTGGGCGATGGTCGTCCACACCCAGAAGGGCTGTCCGCACAGGCCGACGACGCCGCCCCAGAATCGCAGGCGGCGCGAGCCCGACGCCACCAGGTGCATCGCGGTAAGGCCGAAAACGACGATGGCGATCTGGGGCGTCACTTGGCGGACCTCGGCTCCTGAGCGCTCTCTACTGGGTGTACGTGTTCAAGGTACTGGTAGAAACCAGCACCGAGAAGAATGGCAACGACGACAATGAACACAACCAACACCCAAGCCAGCTCGCCGCTGATCGAATAGTGTTTGATACAACGCTTGGTTTCGTCGCTCACTTCGCGGCCCTCGCAGTCACGACGTATGCCCATCCGCGCAACGTTCGATCGACGTACACGTCGCATCCATTCAGCGTCAGAGGACGACCGACAACAAGGGCGTTTCGTCCGCTTTCGGTCGGTGTTCGCACTACCGCGGCGTACAAACGGCACGCCCACAGGCCCATGCGGATATCACACTTTGGTGGAGGGTCCACGAAGCGAACAAACAAATGCCGATCCACTTCTCTCTTGATCTTCTGCAGATGTTGAGTGAAGCGTACCGAGACAGCCTTGCGCTCGTGCCCATCCGTCGTGTTCCATCGATTCACGCCACCGCCCTCCTCACCTTGTTCAAGAGCACCCACCGGGCCAACAGCGCCGCGTCCGCCATGTTCCCCGCGATCGACTTGGGGCCGAACGCGCACTCGTCCACCTGGAAGGCGTACGCCGCGGCCCGCACGCGCCCGATCTTCTGCTCGTTCCCCTTGGCGATGTGCGCCGCCCACACGTCCACGGGCACGAGGATCGGATCAAACGCGAACTTCGCGTACACGCCCGAGAGCACCCCGCCCACGGCCATGCCGTACACGGGCATGGAGAGTGCCGATCGCCCCTTGTATCCGCCCCATGGCTTACGGCTGGCCGCCGGCAGCTCCACCGCCACGACATCGGGCGTGTGCCGCGTGATGACCTCGCCCACCTCCCGCATCAGCTTGGGGAACCATGACCCCACCTGGCCCTTCTCCTTCTCGGTGTGTTGGATATCGCCCACCAGTTTGAGCACGCCGTCTCCGGGTCCATCTTCGATTAGGGCGTACCCCGTGCATTCCTTCGACGGATCGAACGCGAGGATTTTGTTCATTCAGTCGGCTCCATGATCGGGTGGTATTCTGCATGCGACGTGCTCGGCTAAGGCCTTCTCTTTCGTGCTGAAGCGCAGTTCACACGCCGGGCAGATGTACCGACGCAAGCGGTACGGAACCGTGTCTTTCACGGTGGTTCCAAGCACGCGCGAGTCGATGACCATCACGTTGCGATCCTCACAGCGCGGGCACGGCAGGCACGTACCACGCGCCCGCACCTTGGGTCTGACCCAGTTCGGAAGGCTCATCCCACCACCCTCGACTTTCCGGCCATGCGCTTGAGCCTGGCGGCTTCACGCACCTGGGCCAACGTCGGCCCGCCCACCGACGACTTTGGGAGTGGTGGTGGCGTGTAGCGATCGAGGAAGCGATCGGCCTTCTCGATCGCCTGGGCCATGTGCTCGCGCAATGCGAGCACGCTGTCACGGTCCTGCTCGGGTTGCCACGGATCACGCAGCTTGTGGGCGGCGTGGTACACCTCGTTTCCGAGCCGACACAGCATCGCGTGCAAGACCATCGCTTCGGGCCTGGGAGTTTTCTGGATCACGCCACACCTCCCGCCGCCGGCACGGCCTCGGGCACCGTCCGCGACGTGCTCTGCGTCACCAGCGGCGCGCCCAGCAGCTTGCGGATCGAGTTGCCCAGGCACTCGGCCTCGCTCCAATCCCGCCGAACGTACTCCATGTCCAGCGTGTCCTCGTTGATCTGGGGCTTGGTCCAGGGAATCCACACGGCCACGCGATCGCCGCGCCGGATGGTGAGCCTTCGCCCCGCGGCCCGCACATCCCCCTCGAACATCTCCGCCGGCACGGTCTCCGAGAGCCGAACGTTGGCCCGCAAGGGGCTGGTGAGCACCAGGACGGGCTTCCCATACCGCTTGGCGTAGTCGATCGTGAGGGCCTGCCAGTCCGCGTGGCGGCCGTCCCAATCGGGGCGGCGGTACACGTCGCAGATGACCCGGTCGGTGATCGACGCGACGCCGGCCTCGGAGAGTATCTGGAACGCCTCCTCGTACGCCGGCGTGACCACCCATTTGCCCGCCGCGTCCCGCCGCATGAAGGGGTATGTCTCGTTGGGCGAACCCAGGTACATGAACGAGAGCCGGCCCGCCGCGGCGTGGCGTGGGAACCACCCCCGCCACTCGCGGAAGCGGTCGAGCGTGGCCAGCACGGGCGCTCTTCCGTCCTTGGCCGGGTCCAGGCTGATCCATCGCGGGTGCGTGGCGATCCACTCCAGGTCCCCGACGAGGTCGGTGTCGATGGGCGTCTCGCGGTCGATCCGCTCGGCGATCTCGCGCGAGAGGCACGTCGGGTCGGCGCTGTTGGGCTCGATCAGCTCGGCGTGGTACACGAACCGCCACCGCTGGGTAAAGCCCAGGTTGTCGGGCATGTCGTGGACGTTGATCGCGGACACCAGTAAGTTCTTCATCGCTTCTTTCTCCGTGCGTCGCGGGCTTGTCCGTCTTTCCAAACGTAGTCCCAAACCTTCAATGATCCCCGGAAAGGCACCGCATTCATCGCCGCGTCACAACACGATCGCCTCTCCGCCAGCACCGCCCGACGTATCGCGGCCTTGTTCGTGCGCTTCAACCTAGCGATGATCGCGTCAATGCTCGCGTCGATCTCTGACACACTAAAATAACGTAGGGTTTTCCGTTCTCCCGGCGTCATGCTCCCTCGCTTTCGTTCAGGGCGGCGACGAGGGCGTGGAGAAAGGATGTTCCAAAGAATCCCTTGTCTCTCGACACGCCAATGTAAAACTTCTCGTCGTTGTACGCCCTTGCGCCGGAAGACGTGCTGTCGTTGACGGTGATCGTCCGCTTTCGCTTCGCCAGCTCCCGCACCGACGCCCCGATGAAGGCGAGTTCCACCACGGCGTCGTCGATGACAGACCCGAACTGTGGGATGCTCGTTATGTTGTGGATGAAATCTCCCACTTGCTCGTCCCACTCGATCGATGGGGGCCACCACGCCTTGCGCTCCGTCCCAACAACCTCCGCGATCTCTGCAGCGATCATGTTCCATCTCCGGCCATGCGTGCGACATAATCCCGGGCGCGGTTGACCTTGGCCATCAGCTCGCCGCTCCCCGTGGGCTTGTCGGGGTGCGCCCGCTTCGCCGCCGCCTTGTACACCAAATCCAGGTCCGCCGGCAGGGTGCTCAATACCTCGCCGTCGCTCACCCTGCACAGGAACCGCATCGCGTCCTCGATGGTTGCAAACTCCTCGGCGTTGATCGGCGCTCGCCCCTCGTTGGCCCCCGGTGGCAACTGCGCCCAGCCCTTGTACTGCTCTTCACCCTGCACGCATCCGTACCGCTCCACCGCACGCAGGCGCTCCAGCGTGAGGCCGATCATGTGGACGTTGTATTCGACGCCGTTCCAGCCCGCGCAGAGGAACGCCATCGAAACCTTGCCCCGCTTGCGAAAGGAAACTCGCACGGCCGTGTGCTCGGGCTTGGCGTTGCTGTAGGGCCACCCGTCGTTACGCACCTGGTTCGGCTCATACCCCGCCTCGATCACGACGTCGGTCGCGCCGATCCGCCCCAGCTCGTAGCGCAGGAGGTTGAACGCCTTGCTCCAGGTGATCTTGCCCCGGAACGATCGCACGGCGTCGGTGCCGATGCTCTTCCACTTCTCGGGCTTCTTCATGTAACGAAATAGAACGTCGATCATCGCGTGTCTTTCTTACGTTTCGGAGTGCGAACAGAAGTGCCACGATGGTGATCACCTGCCCAACGCTTGTTACCATTTGCAAGATTTGTCGAGTCGATTCGCTCATCGCTTCCCTTTCTTCGCTCGCTTTTTGCTTTCCCGATCCGCCAGCGTTGCATACGTCGTGCCGACGGCCTGGTAAAAGTCCTGCATGCCCAACGCCACCTTCCGCATCTGCTCGGCGATCCCCGGGACATATCGCGCGTCGTGCTTCTCGATGATCTCTTCCCAGATGCAGACCATGCAGTCCGCGCGGTCCATGAGTTCGGAGAGGAGTTCCGTTTGCCGGTTCGTGTCCAGGGGTGTCTTTCTGCTCATCGCTTGCCTTTCTTCGTTCTCGCGTGCTCACTTACTGGGATCGCCGACGGAGCCTGTTCTCCCCGGGCCTTGCCATACGGGCTCGTGGGCCACACCCGGCGCAGGTCCTGGAAGGGCGCGACGGGCCGCCCCCACTTCTCCCAAAGGTCGAACGTCGGCGGGACGGGCTTGGGAACCACGCCACTTGGTGGCGAGAAAGACGTGTTCGCGTGTCCGTTCATCGAAGAACTCCATAAGGGCGTATCCGCGGCTCGCAATCATCTCGCGGGCTTCGCTCTTGGCCCGCTCGAACCACTGCTTCCCGAGAAACCGTTGCCACACCTCGTACGCGGGCAGCCGAAACTCCACCTCCTCCGGCAACTCCTCATTCGACATCGCCTTGAACGTGTCGAGGTTCATGCTCCCCGTCCCTTCGTCCAAAGGCAGGGAATCGGGAAGTCCTCGGGCACCACGAACAGGTGCCGCATGTTCGCCACGTTCACCACCTCGTCGTGTCGGGGGTACAACTCGACGCACCGAGCACCCTCGCCCGCGATCTCGTTCTTGATCCGTTGCAGCTCGTCCCAATCCTCCCGGATCGGCTTCTCGTCGATGCGCCGAATGGACAGGCGAATCCACGGTTCGTAGTCCTTGCGCGCCACCTGCACGATGTAGACGCGCGAAAGCCACACCTGGTAACTCCCGCCGCTCATCCACTTGAACTCGGGCAGAACGTGCCACGCCTGCCAGCGTGATCCGCTGGGAACCCATATCTCCTCGCCCACCAGTGAGCGGTCGAATGGAACTCCGGCCCTGGATCGAGCAACGCCGCTCACTTTTTTCCTCCCCCGCTGTGCTGGTTCGCGTTGGGGCAGGTCGAGAAGTGGCTCGCGTGCCCCTCCTCTCCGGCCTTGCACCGCTCGGCCTTGCCGTTGAGGATCGAGTAGACGGGCACCACCTTGGTCCCCGGCCCGCCCGGGCGGTCGCCCGTCACCGCCACGTCGTACGGGCAGTTCTTTCCCGCCGGCGTCTTGGCCCAGATCACTTGCGCCCCGCAGCTCCTGCACGTACCCATGTTGCTCCCTTTCTGATTCAGTCCAGGTCGTTCCACCCGTCGCGCGGCCGCGCTCGAGGTAGTGCCGGTTGAGCCAGCGCCGGCCGTCGCCGGCACCGCCCTTCCATCCGACCCATTCACGTTGTGTGCCTTTTCGTCGTAGAAGACCGATCCGAGCCGCACGGTCTCGCCTGCGACGCCGTCCCGGAAAAATCGGTCGATGGTCTCCATCAGCCTCTTGGCGTTGGCCCGCGAGAGCATGAGGCCCGCGGCCGCCCCGCCCGGCATCGTGCCCGGCGCGGGCATAATCTCGCGCAGCGCGATCACCAGCACGTCCTGCTCCGCCGTCCGCAGAACCCGATTCACCTCGACGCACTCGACGTTGTACATCTCGGTCATCGCACGGCCTCCGTCACAAGAGCATCGGGCACGTTGAAGAGCAGTTGCTTGCCCGCGAACGGCACGGGCGTGCGGTAGACGATCCGCCGCGTCGCGTCCCAGGCGTATCGCCCCCGCCCAAAGTTGCCGAACGTGAGTTCCTGATCGGTGATCGAGGGGTGCCGCTTGGTTTTCGGCAGCACGCCCGTCAAGTCCTCGACGTACTTCCACCCCGTCAGATCGACCTGCCCGAGGATGGCACCGCGCACAAGCGCATCGCGGAAGCCGTTGCGGGGGTCCAAGCCGGCGGCGATCAGCACGCTGCGGAAGGGTTCGGTGAGGCACAGGTCGGCGGTTTTCCGGTCCCACTTCGTCGCCGCATGCACCAGCAGCGGCCCCGTGTGCTTGGTGTGCCACGAGCGGGTTTCGTACCGCTTCACGCCCAGGAGCCACAGCGTTGCCCACGGTTGCCAAAGAGAGATGCACTTCATGCCGCACGCTCCCTCTCTATCCGCTGCTTCAGCGCGGGAATGTGACTTTCGTATCTTCCCCAAGGATGAATCATGTGATCTTGCCACGCCTCTGGAACGATGCTGTACAAATCCGACTTATCATCCCTGAGCACGACTCGGCCAGCCTTTCTCAGCATTTCAATGGTCCACGGATCGTCTGGTCTACATCCCCGCATGTGGAAGCAGTCAAAGGCGCTCGGGTCCAGTTTCAATATCGCCGCGTACTCTCGACGCTGCATGCCGCATTTGCAAAGTCCCTTGCACCTACACGCCACGACGCGCACCGGCATTCCCGCGTAGCCACTCATGGAATCCATGCACTTCCGACGAGTCTCGAAACAGCCTGTTCGTTGTCTCGTTCCGATACCGAACCACCAGAACCATCCGTATTTCTTCGTGCGCTTTGTCCTGCTCACTCCCCACGCTCCTCTCGCATCTTCGCATGACCATCCACCACCGCGATCCGCTGCCCGATCCAGCTCATCACGTTCACGGCCATTGAGTTGCCGAGCATCCGGTAGCGCGGCGCGTCGGCCATCGGCTTGCCCTTGTACGGCACCTGCGTGTAGTGGTCGGGGAAGCCTTGCAAGCGCTCGCACTCGATGGGCATGAGCCTGCGGACGCCGCCCGAGTACGCGACGTGGGGCTTGCTGTCCGCGTGCGTGCCCGCCGCGCAGCTCGTGAGCGCGTCGGTCGTGTCCTTGGGCTGGCCGCGTCCGTTGCGGGCGATTCGGGTTTGGAAGGCGACGGCTTGCGGCCGCGTGCGTGCCTCCTGCGTGTACGCCACGCCTTCGCGGACGCCGATGCCGTCCGGCCCGCAGCCGTCCCCGGCGCCCGCTCGCTCTTGGATCGCGTAGGCGATCGCGGGAATGCCACCTTGGACGCTCCCGTTCCCGCGCCGAAGGCACGACACATCCGGCGTGCCAACGTCGCTCCCTTGCTGTTGCACCAGCACAATCGGCGTCCCCCGCCCCGTCCCATCCTCGCTCGCGTCGGCACCGGCGGCGCGGAGCGAATGGGCGACAAGCGGCAAGCCATCGCCATCGCCATCGCCATCGGATGATGGTCCCTTGGCGTCGCGCGACTTCATCGCGGGACTCACGCCGGGCACGTACCACTGGCCTTGGGCTCGGTTGTCGTCCGCGCCGCCGCTTCCAAGGCCGCGTGTAAGTGCGGTGGCAACTCCCGACCCCGCCTCGCGGCGCGGCGGAGGATTCCAGCACAGGCCGCCGCGCTCAAAAAGTACCGCCGCGGCACGTCGCCAATCACCAAGATATCCGACAACGAACACACGCCGCCGTCGCTGCGGGACGGCCCGAGCGTGTGATTCCACTCGCACGTACTGAGCGTCCAGCACTCGGTAGGCCCACCCATACCCGAGTTGGCCCAACCCCCCGAGGAAGGCACCAAAGTCCCGTCCTCCGTTGCTCGACAGGACACCGGGCACGTTCTCCCACACCACCAACTCGGGCCGGCCCGCGTCAACAAGTCCCAGAAAGACGAGGGCCAGGTTGCCACGCGGGTCAGCCATTCCCTTTCGGAGTCCGGCCACGGAGAAGGATTGGCACGGGGTTCCGGCCACAAACAATCGAGCTCGCTCATGGGTTACGCGGTCCTTCGCCGCCGCCGTCGTCATGTCGCCAAGGTTCTCTATGCCGTGATGGTGCGCCAGCACCGCCGACGCCTGCGGGTCGATCTCGCTCGTGGACAGGCAACTCCAACCCAAGGGGGTCCACGCCTGCTCGGGCGCGCCGATGCCGCTGCACCAGGAGCGGAAGGTGATGGGGGTGGCAAGCCTCACGCCGCCTCCAATCTCGCCAGCACATACCGCACCACCCGCCACGCCGCGCCCCACGGGCACGAGTCCCACGCCGACGGCCCGTTGTCCGCGCTGCTCACGTAGCAGCACCAGCAGCCCCCCCCTGTGCGGGCTTGATCTCCAATCGACCGGGTTCGACGCGATGGGGCTTGCGCCCCCCGGACTCCCCGGACTTCCCGGCCTCCCCCAGCCTTCGCACCATCTCCCGGCGCGGTGCCGAGTACCCCGCCTTGCGGAGCATCGCCAGCACCAGGTTCGTTTGCTTGCACGTTTCGCATCGGTCTCCGTTCTGAATCAGGAAGATGCGGCAGAGGGGGCAGGTCACCATGGGCTATGGCTCGTTTGAACCCAGCACACCGCGCCCGGATCGTTCGTTGGCACGCTCCTCCAACGCTCTTAGCGCATGCTCAATGTGCATCATCGCGTTCGCGTTCGCGTTGTGCGCGAATCGGCTCCTTTGGAAAAACGCGAGGCGCTGGCGTGCGGCCACAAGCAAGTCCTCGACGAACGCGCCGTTCGCGGGGGCCAGATTGCCGCCGGCATCCTTCCCCCGTGGTCCATCTTGAAACTCCACGCACAAGCCAGGCCCGTGGGCGTATCCCCCGCTCGGATTGCCGTGCTCGTCGGTGTAGTTCCGACAATTCAACTCGTTCGACTGCGCCATCTGAACACGATCCTGAGACATGGAAAACTCCTTTCGTTGAAATCCCCCGACGCCCTTTCGAACGCCGGGGAGACGGCTGGCTAGACGCACTCGCGTGCGGACACGGCAAGATGCCGACTTTCACCAGCCTCGAACACGATCAGGACTCCGCCCGTCCCTTCACCCCACGTTCCGCCTGCACATGCGATCCGCGCACGATGCACCACTCGGGCAGCCCCTCCTGGATCACCCGAATCTCGCCGTTGATCCTGGTGCGTCGCACCCCATTGAGCGTGGGGGCCAAGAGCTGGAACCGCACGGGTTGCTGGACCTCGTTGGGCATGTGGACCTCCACCCGAACCGGGACCTGCACCCAGGCGTTCTCGTGCTCAACGTCCAGATCGAGCACGGGGAGCCGCACCACAAACTCGCGCGGGAACCGGATGAGCTCGTTCCCCGCCGTCGCCTTGAACATGACCCCGACGGTCTCGTTGTTCATCTGGAGGTCGCTGTCGATGTTCGCGGTGAACGTCGCCTTGACCGTCCGCATGCTCTCCAGGATCGTGATGTCCTGGAGCGTGTGCTGGTTGAGCAGGAGGTGCGTCAGGAGCGTCTTGTGGTCCATCGGCGCGGCGGTCAGCACCTTCTGCCACGCCTGCCACTCGTTCGAGTAAGCGAACCGAAGCGTCGCCACCTCGCGCCGCCCACGCTCTTTCATCTCGTCCAGGCTGAGCACCACGCCCTGGTCGTTGTACAGGATCAGGCCCCTGTTCTTGTCGCTGTACTTGGTGGCGAAGGCGATCAGGCTGTCGGCGTCCTCGATGGTGTGCTGGCGGTAGGCGACCGGCGGCTCCCACTCGTCCGCGGGCGGGAGCACTTGCTCCACGCGGTGCGTGATGCACTTGACGCCGGCCTTGTCCAGGTCGGCGGCGACGCTCAGGGCAAAGCCCCGGTTGTCGTCGCGGGCGTCCTGGATCAGGGCCGCGATCGGAGCGTCCAAG